ACCCATCAATCCAAAAATTCTCTTAACGTGAATTTTACTTAATTGATTTGCAATATAGTCGCATACTCTCATTTATAATTTTCCATAAATTTATCTACTACTGTTTTAATATAATTTGTCTGTTCTTCGTTTATGACTGGACTAACACCGTGAAAAAACGTATTCAATGTCACATACGTAGCATTAGTAAAAGCATTTCCATATTTCTTCAATTGATCCGAATATGCCGGCTGTAGAAGAACATTTCCGGCAAAATACGGTCTAGTCTGAATTTTATTACTTTCAAGATAGTTTACTAATGTTTCTCTCTTGAATGGGCAATCATCCTTTAATGTTAGAGGAAATGCAAACCATGATGGATCAGCTTTATCATTTGATCTTGGAAGAATAAAAAATTTTTCATATGGCGCATATATGTCGAACATTCTATCGAAATTGTTCCTGCGACTTTCAGTAATCATCGGAAGTTTCTTTATCTGTTCTAGACCAATTGCTGCCTGCATTTCAATCGGCTTTAGATTATAACCAATTTCCTCATAGACATACTTATGATCAAAGATTTCCCCTGGAAATTCTGGTAACCATTCTGAAAATCTCTTACCACATGTTCCGCACGCTAGATTATTCGCGGCCGAACCCTGGCAATAGCAACCACGACCCCAATCTCTTAATGATTTTAGAATAGTGCTGATATCAGTGGAATTTGTTGCAACAAATCCACCCTCGCCCATCGTTATATGATGAGCAGGATAGAAACTGCAAGAAGCCATAATACCAAAACTGCCAAGCCGTCTTCCATCGTATGTTGATCCTAATGCGTCACAACAGTCTTCTAGCAAAACTAGGCTATACTTGTCAACCAAATACATCACCTGATCCATGTTAGGAGGATTTCCTAACACATGAGCAAATGACAATACTTTGATATCATGTTCCTTAAGTAATTTTTCACATTTATCCAAATCGAGATTTAACGTATTTAACTCTATATCAACAAATACTGGATCAAATCCAAGTTGAATTATTGGATTGATTGTAGTAGGAAACCCAGCAACAGGTGTTAATACTTTAGTTCCATTTGGAAAATTATATGATCGTTTACTTTTAAGTGCAGAATACATTAACAAATTAGCAGATGATCCACTATTAGTCAATATACCAAATTTTTTACCTAATTCTCTAGGAAACCGTGATTCGAAATGTGTTCCTGATTTTCCGAGACCTAACCATCCGTCTAGAATAGTTTTAATCGCTGCAACATATTCTTTATCGTCAAATACTGGACCGGCATAATTAACCTGATTTCCAGTTTTCCATGAATTTTTTGAATTTTTTTCTGCAACATATTCTTTTACTAAGTCTAGTATCTCTTGCATATTATCTCACAACATTGTTAATCATTACTTTGGCTTGTTCAATTCGACCTTTATGATTGGCTCCTGGCCAATGTAAAGCCCAATCTCCACTTTGCCATAACATATTTTCACCTAAAATATCGACTTCTGTAGGCAATTGATTTTTATCATACATTTGGCATTGAAGACTATTCATAAATCTAGCGGGAACAACCTTGATAATTGATCTATAGTTATTATAGGTATCAATTATTGCCTGTTGTTCTTTCCAGGGATGATGAATATACCTACTCTCCAATTGAAGAATATCATTAATATATGACATACCCTCTGGGGAATTACGAAATAGTGCGACACCAACATTAAAACCATTATGATATACTGAATAAATCACATGATAATTATCGTCAATTCGATCTTCAATTTTTATATTAAAATTAGTGATTATGGCATCACAATCCACGAGAAATAACCATTTCGCATCAGGATTAGTTTCAAATGCTTCCTTTACAAAATGGATTCTGGCGAAACCCATATCAGGACTTCGCCAGTCATCTTTCTTACACACCCATTTATATGAATTAACAGCACAGTATTCCTGTTTATTTTTATCAGTAATCTGTGCCATTTCATCCATATAATCGTTGTTAAACGATCCTACCAGATACATTATTCATCATCATCCTGGATTCGCTTAAAGAAATTCTCGGAATCATCGTCATCCGAATCATTCTGCCACGATGGGGTCGTATCTTCTCTATTAAACTTAGCCTTTGGAGAAGCCTTTTCCGCAGGTGAAGAGGAAGATGTAATCTCATTCGATGTATTAATTCTTAGAACTTTATCCAGGCGTGCCTTCAAAACTTCATAAGTCTTAAACTGATTTAGTGCAATTACAGCGTCCAGAGAATGCTGTGACTTCCAAATCTTTTCCATCTCGTCATCGTCATCCAATAGTGCAGATGGCGTTTCAAATTCTGATTTCTCGTAGGTTCTATAACCATCTTTTTGCATTGCTCTTAGCCGGAAATTAGCGCCTTCCCATAGATCAAAAGGATTGACTACCTTAACATCCTCAAATACTGGATTCAGAAGATCATTAATCTTGTCAAAGATTTTCTTACCATACTTGAATAGAAAAACTTTACCTTCGTTATCAGGATTAGCCGGGTCCTTAACTACGTAAATATTCGAAACATAATAGAGCTTTCTCTTCTGCTTACGAACAGTTTCCTGATTCGCCTTTAGACCGGTTTCCCATAGCTTCTCATTATATTCACCACAAGGATCAGGCTGGCCTAATGTAGTTAATGACTTCTCAATATACCACATTCCCTTCTGATCGCCCTTGGCGGGTCCCTGGAAACCATGTTCCCAATATCTAACGAAAGGCTTTGATTCACCATCAACTGGTGGAAGAAAACGGATTACAGCAGAACCATTCTTAGCCTTGTCTACCTGCAATTCCCAATACTTATCTTCATCGCTAACAAATTTGGTAGTAAGTTTATTTACTTCCTCTGTTAAAGCTGCGATTGCATTTTTTCTATTATTTTTTAGTTCAGCAAAACTTGCCATATAGTATCTCCTAATATCTTTTTATTATTATTAATGTTTACTCTAACTGAACGTATCAACAGTTACATTCTTATATATTTGTTTATCCACCACTATGAATGGTGAATATTTCCTTATTTTTTTATAGACTCCAGGCCAAAAAATTCTTTCTTTGATCTTGGAATCAGTCACTTCAAGGAAATTTACTAATCTATCCAGTATAACTACGGTCTCGATTTTAATTTTATTTTTTATCAGGAGATCGATTATAAATGGATAGTTTGACTTCTCGGTAACTTTGAAATTTTCATTGAAATCATCGAGAAGTTTTGAAATATCAGTCCTATAGATATACTCCATAGATTGCTGTGTCTTTTCCCATTCAAGGGATATTTTTCTTGCTTTTTCTGAGAGACAGTCTGATACCCATATACTATCATCATTAAGGAGGTTTGACAAGATCAAACTTTTGAAATTTGGTTTTTTCCCTAGATACTGAAACAACGTCTTGTCATGACGGTTTTCGTATTTTTGTAATGAGTTCTTGAATTTTCCTTTATACTTGAAAAAGTCGTATTTTTCATCATTAAAGTGCATTTTTATACTACTGAATAAACAGTATGCTTCATAACCAGTCATTATTTTAACAGATTAAGTTTTTTTGCATCCTTATTGATTTCTGATAGAAAAATTTTATCGTTCTGAATAATATCGGCTATGAAATATGGATCAAGTCCATTAAATTCAGTATAGTGATGAACGGCATCAATAAGTAAAATATTACTGGTATTTGCAATCTCCCTAATATTTTCTATATGATTAGTTTTACTTAAATTAGTCATGACACTCCCTATATTTTTTAATTGTAGATAGTAATTCATCAACGTAATTATCTCGACGTTCCTCAAATACTTGAACACCTTCATGATCAACTGTAATAATGATTACAATATTTGGAATAGAGATACCAGTTAATTCCTCAAACATTATACTATATGCGGTTGCCTGCATAAGATAACCATTAATGTAATGTTTCTTCTTCAATTTTCTAGATGTTTTGAAGTCAACAACCGAACGTTTATTTTTATATTTTCCTATACAATCGGTCTTCCCAGCCAATCCTAGAAAATCACTGTATAATGCCTTTTCTAGACAATAGATATCATCCAGATTTGCATCCAATACTTGTTTGATATCCGTAAATGATTGCATGAGAATATGATCATTTGTATCTATATAATGTTCTTCATTCAGAAGATATCTCTCACAAACATCATGAACATTCGTGCCTCTTTTAGAGGCTCTGAACATTACCTTATTTGCTTCATCATCACCAACTTTCTCACGCCATTTAGCAATACCTTCGCTTGCCAGCCAGCCCATTACAGTTGTTACGGAAGGATAAGATTTTCCATCAGGGTGATGATATTTTCTACCATTTTCAGTCGTCTTCGATTCAACAATGTCTAATTTTGTTGAATCGAAGTTTGATATGTGACGAAATATTTTTCTCATTAGGATAAACCTAGTTTATGCCTTGCGATAATATATTCCTTGACAATTCCCGACCTGACAATATCTTCTACATTGAATTCTACAGTGTCAACTGATTTTATCAATGCCATTACCTTCATAATTTCACCGATACCAGATTGCCCACTTTTATTATCAATAAGATCATTTTGTCTATAATCACCACACATGATAAATCTAGAATTTTTACCAATTCTAGTAATGATACTATGTAATTCCATCGATGTCATATTTTGAATTTCATCGATGATAAAAATTGTATCATTGAACGTTAATCCACGAATAAATGACGTAGATACAAATTCTACCATACCCTTGGTTTTTAGAAATGCATATGGATTACGCATGGTGAACAATTCATTACAGATAATATCATATGGCATTTCATAGATATCCATTTTATCCTTAATCGTTCCCGGTAAATATCCAATATTTCTACTTGGAACAGCCGATCTAACTATTACGATTTTGGAGTATGACGTATCTTCCTTAAGAATTTCCTCTAGAGCGAGATACATTGATATAAATGTTTTTCCCGTCCCTGGAAGTCCATGAAGAACTAAATTTTTTCCATTTTCAAAGGCAGTAAAACATTTATCTTGTGCAATTGTTAACGGAATAATTTCTTTAATATGGACTTTGTTATCTTCTGGCGGTTTAACTGAACTGGCTTTTTTCTTTCTTTCTTTTCTGATAGTAGACATTAGAAAGTGTTTATACCTTTTCCTCTAGGGTGATGGGATTGGACTGTTCTTAAAAGATCACGAAATCCATCATCAGGTTTCCTCATACCCATTCTAATAGAATCACCAAAAGCGATAGGAGTGAGGATTTGAACAATATCTTTATTTTGTTCTAGTAATTTATCTTTGTCAGTCATGGACATGAAATCTGTCCATTCTACACCCGTATTTACATTTCTAAAATTATAATTTGGCATCAATCACTCCAATAGTTTCATTAAATTCTCTACAGTAGCTTCAATTGGAAATTGATCAAAACCAACTTTTTTAGCGAGGTGCTTAGTTACATTTTCCTCACCAAGATAAATTTCAATGAATGAAACCTTCTCATATTTATCGGTCATACCCACACCACCAAAACCATGTAGTATTTTAAGTATATATTTACCGATATACAAATTGGTTGAAAATTTAACGTCATGGTCAATATCTGACCTGGGTAGTATAGGGTTTTCGTTAAATGAAATTCTCATCGTAGGAGCTTCCATAATAGTTTTTATCATCGATTATATTGTCTTTTCGAGTCTGTTTTCGTCTCTCGATTTTCCATTTATCTAATGGTTTATTTTTCTTACGAAATGAGCTTTCACCATATTCGTAATCATCATCAAAACTTCTACGTTTATTTTTGTAAGTTTTACTCATTAATTAACCCTGGATATACCTTTTCTATAAATTTTCGTGTGAGTAGTTTGTAAGGAAGTTCTTTATCCTTAACTGATACTAGCAATTCTGCATCATTTTTGTCAATGGATTCTAGCAAATTGATAAACAGCATCTCTCTCTTATGTCTAGAGAGATTGTTATTGCCCCCTTCAACAAACAAATACAACTTGCGAGCTTCGCTGTATAACATACCATGTCCTTCAACATGCTCGGAAGGTGAATATGGGGCTGGACCTTTTGGTAATAGCCATTTGATATTCGGGTCATAGCAATATTTTAGAATTGTCTGTAATGCAGGACTGTCATTCTGACGAATGAAATTTTTACGTTCCTCTGCATCTTTAATTGAATTAGCCTTGGTTAGAATTTCTGATATACTTAGTCGCATAATATTATTTAATCTCCCTCTATAGTATATTATATATTATCTATCCCCGATTTGAACACAGTTCATTATATCCATAAATTCGAATACTGTCAAGACCTAAAAATGAATTATTTTATAGTTCATGCTTGACTATAATCCTATCCCATAATATAAGATCATCAACAGATTAGGATAACAAACGTGTCGCGGGAAATGAAATATATGAACATTTTGGAGAAGATGGCATCGACTCATGCAATTGATTCGAGCCATAGTTCTAAAATTGCTTCATGCTTGGTGTATAAGAATGACATTCTGGCCTTTGGCCTAAACAAAACTAAGTCGCATCCCTTTCAGTTTAAATATTGCCGCCATGCTAAAGCAATTTATCTACATTCTGAGACGGATTGTATTAAAAATGCTTTGCGGGTGGCAACCGAGGAAGAAATTGCAAAATCGACCTTGTATATTTGCAGAATTAAATATGCCGACCGAACTAAATCTAAAATGGTCTGGGGATTGAGCCGGCCATGTAGTGGCTGCATGAAAGCAATAATTACGTTTAACATCAAAAAAGTAGTATATTCATGTGATAATAACACGTTCGAATATTTGTAATTGTATAAATAATATATACTATTAAAAATGTTGGAGCATGATATGGCCTTAGATTTAAAAACTAGATTAAATATTTCCGATAATGAAGTTGACATTGCCACAAAAATTATGCGTGGAAATGTCAACCATATTGTGTTAGATGAGGAAATTAAAAAGAAAGCTACGATTAGTATTGCATCTGTTCTTTTAAATAAGGCTAAGGAAATCGCCAAAAGAGCAAAAGAAGGAAAAACTGCAACACCAAATAAAGTTCCAGATGCATCTTCGCCACAGGGAACAAAAAATATTACTAATAAGGCCGCTGATGCTCCAGATGATAAAGTTTTACAGGGTCCAAAAAATGGAGAACCGACAACTTGGGATAATGTATTAGGATATTTTAAAAATAGAAAGCCTAATACTCCTGCTACACAGGGAACTAGAGACGTTACAACTAATGCACCTGCTACACCAAAAGGTGGTGTTCCTGCACCACAGGGAACTAGAGACATTACTAATAAAGCTTCAAACGGTCCATCTGGTGGCGTTCCTGCACCACAGGGAACTAGAGATGTTGCTAATCCAGATAATACATCATCTTTATTTAGAGGTGGAAAAACGATAAGCCCATATAGTGGAGTGGCGGTCGGTAGCATTATAGGAGGTGCTGCTGGAACTTCATTGATGTCGAGAAGTAATGCTGATCCATCAAAAGTTATAAATAATGATAAAAAACCATCAGAAACCAAACCCACAGGAAATGGATCGGATTCTATTGCCGCGCCAAGAACAAATACTAACAAGCCATCCACTGGCTCTACAGCGCCATCCACTGGCTCTACAGCGCCATCCACTGGCTCTGGTGCATCTACCTCCCCAGCGAAGCCTTCCCCTGCGGCTAAGGTTATTCGCAAAGGCTCTATTGTTGCTCCTAAGAAAGAGCTATCAGCAGATGATCTAAATTCTATTTCTTATAATCTTGCAAAAGGTAAAGATGCTGGTTCTTCTGGTGCATTGAATGAGCCAATGTCTAAGGAGAAGAATACTGCTGCTGAAAATATTAAGAAGAGATTAGATCAGCTTAATAAAGAAGAAACTGATTTCACTAAGATGAAAGAAAAAAAATATAAGGGAAAGTTTGAGCCGGTAGATGACGCTCCGGTTGAAAGAATTGAGAATAAGAGGAAGCCAGTTAAATTTGGTGAACCAGGAAATGAAAAATTATCTAATGAAGAATTTGATCAAGAATATATTGATCAAGAATATATAAATGGGATTATGGAAGCCGAGGCATCGTCTTCACACACAGGTAAAATTAAATCTAGTAAGCGTATAATTAAGACACTACAGAAAGTTTTGGAAAGAGGCGAACCCGAGGATTTTCAATTCGAGAACGGCACTACAGTAACCCTCCAACCTGCTATGGCTAGAATGGCAGTTGGTTATTATAATAAATTAAGTGAATTTGAAAAAGCTCAGGCAGCAAAAATTATGCGTCAATCATTCAAGGACTTTCTATCAATCGCGAAAAGGAAATAAAAATGGCTCAATTTAGTAACACAGATAATGCGGCAAATTCTGTTTTTTGGGCCGCTGCTCAATTAAATAAGACTGCTAATGCCGCTAATAGAACATCATTATTTGGTAATTCTACTGTCAACGCATTCGTCACGGGAAAGGCTGTAGGCCAATTTGGTGTTGATAGAACCGAGGTAGGTATTGATAATGGTGGACTTATTGCTGGCATTGTTATTAATACTGGAACAGGATATACAGCTAATGCCACGGCTACTTTAACCGTTACTAATGGTGGAAGTGGTGGTGCGGCTAATGCTACCGCTAATTCCACAGGAAAAATATCTGCAATAAATATTACTGCTGGTGATGGTTACAAAACTGCTCCAATTCTAGAAATTGCCGCACCAGCCAATACTACATTCAATTCAAACTCTGCTGTAACTGCCGGACCAAATGGTGGCGCGAATAGTGTTATTACTATTTCATCTGCTGGTGCATTCGTAATTAATGATAGAGTAAAATATGAATGTGCATCCACTAATACTGCTCTTGTCGGATTAACTTCTGGATCATATTATTATATTCAGTTTGCTAATTCTACAGTCGTTGCTCTTGCTAATTCGGCTAATGGAGGTCGTATTACTCTTACTAAGGGTCTAACACAGACTGGACACGCTCTACAAGGCGTCAGAGCCACCGGGGCAGTTGTGGTCGGCGGCGGCAAGAACACTGGTGTAGCCCATGCTGGTTGGGTTCTAAGAACAGTTGGAACAGGTGGACGAGCGGGGCGTGTTCAGACAGAAGTTCTAGTTGCAATGGGTTCTCTTGGAAGTGATGGGTCTGACGATACTATATACCCTGATTCATAATATAAGGATTTAGTATGCCAACTATAAGTGCATTATCATCTGCAAATGGGATTTCAAATGGTGACTATATCGTAGTAGTCACCAACCCAACAACTTTAGCTGAAACAAAACGTATAACCTATTCCGATTTCATGGCGAATGTTGCAGCTATTTCAGTAAATTCGTTTATTATTACTAATAATGCAACTCCTAGTAATAGCACAATGACTATTACAAAGGGCAAAATCTTTTTTGATAGTGATTATTTATATTTGGCAGTAGCAAATAACACGATCAAAAGAGTAACACTAAACACGTTTTAATCATGTATGTAGAATCATTAACCGAAAATAATTTCATAGTGTATGCTGCAAAATACTATGAAAATATAAATTGTAGTGATACTAAGGAATTTTTTGAAGATTTAGAGAGAATAATCTATATCAAAAAAATATTTAATAAATATAAAAAGACAGGTGAAATTCAGCATAGGTTGATTCTGAATCATTTAATCGTATTATACAATGTGTTCAATAAGGACGGATTAAACCGAATATTGTTTCTTAGACTGGACAAATACCATTCCATATTGAAGCCATTTTTAATATTCCTCAATACATTACCGGAAGTTGTATTAAATATAAATAATAATAATATTTATACAAACGACATAATAATGGATGAGGGAATAATAAAAATACTGAGGCAGATTAAACGATGAAATCATCATTAATACGTAGTTCATTAGCAGCAAATGGTATCAATAAAAACACAGTAAATCGATATGGGTTGGATGATATCTGTTTATACGAATTATTGACGAGATTATTACTACCATATAACGAATGGCCTGCATATAACGAAAAAGTAATAGACGAAAACGGTAATATATTGATACCGAGAAATAGACTAAACATTAAACAGAAGAATTCTTTTACAAAATTTGACAGTTTAGTGATTAAAATTAGAAAACAACTTGATAAGACTGCTTATGGTAATATGACGAAAAACATGCCACCACAGGTTGCATTATCATTATTGTTAAGAGAATCTGAAGTTCCGGTTAATGTTACGGGGCCTGCCATTCAGAATAAAGATATTCCCTTGTCCTTCTTGCGCCGTAAAATAAATAAAAAGCAGAAGGATACCGAAAATGGAAGAACTATTAAAAACAGCTAAAATGATATTGGGAACAGTTGCTCCTACAATAGCATCTGCTTTAGGTGGTCCGCTGGCTGGATTGGCTGTAAGAGAACTTACAGAGGTATTAGGATTATCCCCAGATACACCAGAAGAAAAGGTGTATGAGGAACTATCAAAGGCTAATCCGGAAACTCTTCTGAAATTAAAAGAACTAGAAACCAATTTCAAAATTCAGATGAAGAAGTTAGAAATTGATGTTGCTACACTCAGCAACAACGATAGAGATTCCGCGCGCAATAGAGAAATCAATATAAAGGATCATACTAATAAAATATTAGCGTTTATTATAGTATTTCTCTACTGTAGTATTCAGATATGGTTAGTGTTTTCTGGTCAGTCATTTCCTGCCGAAATGAGAGAAATTATTATGAGAACATTCGGAACACTCGATGCTCTTATTGGTCTAGTGTTTGGTTATTATTTTGGTTCTAGTGTTGATAATCTAATCTCTAGGAGTAAGAAATAATGGAACAGGATATGAATAGTTCATTTCATACTAGATTAGCTATTATCGAAAAAGATTTAGCTCAATTAACACAATTCCTTTCTAAGTTAGAGGGGACTATGGAAAAATTATCCCTAGTTCTTTCTAGCTTAAAGGAGACCATTGTTCTTCATGATTTAAAATTAACTAATCATGAGAAAATAGAAAACAATGACAACGCAGCTATTAAAGAAATTGTCAAGAGAATCGATTCGCTTGAACAGTTTAGATGGTATGCCGCAGGTGCGGTAGCATTTTTGATAGCAATTCTTCCAGTTATCTATAAAGTAGTTTTTAAACTCTAGTTGACCATACCCTTACATTGCGGTAATGTAACTCGCCTAGGACTAACGTAAGGTAAGGGTATGAGTAGCTGGATAGATAAAAAATATATAACACTTAGTAGTGGAAGTCTAAGAAATTTTAAATGGAAATCAACCAATCTGGCGAATTGTTCATGTCCTCTATGTGGGGACAGTTCAAGTAATAAATTAAAGGCCAGATTGTATTTCTATGAGAGAAATAATTCTTATTCAATATATTGCCACAATTGTTCGGCAAGTATGAGTTTTAGAAATTTTCTCAAAACATATAGTCCCTCATTATATGATGAATATACGAAGGATTTATATTTAGAGACTCCCCAGGATAAATCTAAACCAATATCAAATACTATGGAGATGCCCCAACCTAAATTTCTGGGACAGGACTCTGTGTTAAAAGATATCAAAAAGATATCCCAGCTAAAATTCAATCATCCAGCTAGAATATATGTCGATAATAGAAAAATTCCAACGTATATTCATTACAAATTATACTATGCACCAAAATTTAAGGAATGGGTTAATAGTATTTTACCTGATAAATTTAAGCATGATGGTAAGGATGAACCAAGATTAGTAATACCATTCTTTGATAAAAAGAAAAATGTTTTTGCCTTTCAGGGTAGAGCGTTTACAAATGTTGAACCTAAATATTACTCCATAACATTAGACGATTCGTATCCAAAAATTTATGGATTAGATACGGTAAATTTCAATAAGACTTATTATATAACAGAGGGTCCAATTGATTCCATATTCGTAAATAATGGTATAGCAATGGGTGGATCAGATTTTAGAATTGATCCTATTCTGTTACCTAACATATTTGAAAAAGCTGTTGTCATTTATGATAATGAACCGAGAAATAAACAAATTACAGCTAAAATGGAAAATACTCTCAAAAAGGGTGTAAAAATTGTAATATGGCCAGACACTATGAAATTAAAAGACATAAATGATATGATGAAGGATGGAATGACTAATGATATTCTAAATCACATCATAAAAGAAAATACTTATAGTGGATTGGAAGGATTGGCCCGATTAAATTTTTGGAGAAAATCTTGACAGAAATATATTTGTATAACGAACAGGATGAAGAATTTCCTGTGGAAGTAAGTAGAGAAACTATAATTAAAGAATATTGGCCCTTCTGGGAAAAAAGAATGATTAAAAAGTTTGGTGAGGGCCACGAATTAATAACAGAAGATAATTGCATAGATGATTGGGTCGTCGTGCATTGGGCATGGAAAAAATAAGGAAAAATAATGAAGAAATATGACGATTATGCATCAGTTGAATTGATTGCTATGACGGAACCACTAAAAATTAATCCTATTACTAATCGAAAATTATCACCGGAGGAATTTCTAGCTTATACCGCAAGAGTTTCTAATCCATCAAATCAAATGAATACTCTGACTACCAGTAAGTTGCTTAATTATTGTATTTCAAATAAGCATTGGTCAGTCTTTGAAATCGTATCTCTATGTTTTGAAGTGAATACTACACGGGATATTGGCCGGCAAATTCTACGCCATAAATCATTTTCATATCAGGAATTTTCTGGAAGATATGCAAATCCAGTAGATGAATTGGGATTTGTATTAAGAGAGGCTAGATTACAGGACCATAAAAATAGACAGAATTCTATTGAAATTGATCCAAATGATTCTATCAATGTGGAGTGGGAAATGATTCAGATTGAGGTTGCTGAATTTGCCACAAAGAAGTATAATAGGGCCATTGAGATGGGTATTGCAAGAGAGAATGCGAGAAGTGTTCTACCAGAAGGTAATCTTGTAACCAGAATGTATATGAGTGGAACTCTTAGAAGTTTTATTCATTACGTAAATGTGAGAACCGATCCATCAACTCAAAAGGAACACAGAATTATAGGTGGTCTCATAAATCGGGAATTAAAGAATCATTTTAAATTCCTCAAATAATAGATAAACAATAATAAAAAATAAGGGGAATAGATGATACAAATATATAAATCACGTGATAATTTATTTGATGAATTAGGTCTAAAAAGACTAAAAGAATCCTATATGATGGAAAGCGAAACAAGTCCACAAGAACGTTTCGCTTATGTTTCAAAAATATTCAGTTCGAATCCAGAACATGCACAAAGACTATATGATTACTCTTCTCGCCATTGGCTGTCATATTCCACGCCAGTTCTTTCATATGGAAGAAACAAAAATGGATTACCGATTTCTTGCTATCTTGGATACATTCACGATAGCAAGGAAGGATTGGTTGATGCATTATCGGAAACCAATTGGCTTTCTATGCTTGGTGGTGGTGTAGGTATC